CGGATCTACTGGTACCAAGTTTATTTAATGCTGCAACAATATATTCATTAATCGATCCAACCGATGTAATTTTATACTCGCCTGAATCACTATACCCAGATGAAGGATGCCCACTCGCGCCAGGATTGACAACACTACCGCCAGGAGCAAAAGGAGAATCCGAACCCGTTCCGGAATAACCACCAGCTGTAATGGTTGGAAGTATTAGTTCTTCAAATGGTATTCTCCCATGCGGATAGTCTTCATTCGTCCATTTTTCGCCACTTTTTAAATAAGCATATACTTCAATACCAGTATAGTCAATTTCTTCATCAAATACATAATCTAATTTATGAGGAGGAACATCTACCATAATAAGATATGGAAGAAGTGTATAAACTGGTCTAGGATCCTCTGGACCAGATGGTCTAACGTCTATATCTTCACCATTGTCATCTTTTACAGTAGCATGATTCGTATCAACATTAACGTTAATTAACACTTTAGAGTAGCCATGATGACCTTCCTCAGAAGCCGTATATGTATACGAGCCATTATCAGAAATAGTAACCTCTTTTACAACTAAATCGCCTACTATATTTGTACCGATACCAGATGCCACTACTTCAGAATATCCATAGTATCCAGAATCAGAGGCATGATACGTCCCATCTTTTGTGATGGTGAGAGTCGTTAATTGCACATCCTCTTCTGGTACCCAGTAACAGAATCCGCCTTTTGATAAGTAGGTTTTGATCTTAGCTACAGTATTTACATTTTTAACAGATCCGCCTTCATGAATTATTAAATCTCTAGTGGCCATTTGTTTCCTCCTTTCTGTTAGTACTTTTTACCATCTACATTTGGAACATTTACAACAACGTCATACATTCCATTTGTATATACTAATTTAACAACTCCAGTTAATTCTATTTCGTCTTTTGGTACCCATATACAAGTCGATCCGTTTTGAAGATCAGTGATGATATGGGAAATTCGATTAAGGCGTTTTGTTGTCCCGTCCATATTTTGAACGAAAATGTCTTTAGCCATATCACTGCCTCCTATTAAAACCCAACTCTAAATATAATATTAGATGGCGCAGGATTCTCTTTGTATATTATTCCACCAACCTTGTCTTCGAATCTAACGGAATGATAATCACCAATGTTGAAAATTGATATCGTGTAATCAGCATTTCCTTTTACTGCTGTAATTGGCTTATCATATCCAGAAACCTTTTCATAAGGTTTTAATTTATTTCTAGATTCAAAACTTGGGACAGCGTTATACTTTTCAATAGACGACTGCAATACTCGTCCATATATATTTAAAAAACGTACACGATATTGTAGGTTTTGTTTTTCAGTATCATCTATTGGATTATAATCAAGATCGTAACTTATTGTTACGCTTGAATAATCATCCCCAGGTGTATAATTAGTCACTTTAAATCTTCCGACATATATTTTATCCGGTTCATCAATTATACTAACATATAGCCGTTTTCCATTAAAGTAATCTTGTATTGCTTTCTTAGACTCTGTCCATTTATTCCATTTAGTATGGTCTATATAAAAATCCCATTGACCAGATCTTGAAGAATATTTTTTGCCACCTGGCATATAAGGGCTTAAATATATAGCGATATTAGATTTAGGGATTAAATCATTTCGATATTCGGTATTTCCATATGTAATGAACGGACGTTTTTTAGGTATTAAATGAAAATCATCCCAGGCAAATTTAGGAAGTTTATTAGAATCATTAGGAATCCAAAATGAAAGATCGTGCGCGCCATAATATATTACTTCACTCATTCATTATGCACCTTCCTTTTCTTAGATTCCTTAATGCCTAACTGTCTACAAATTGTTTTATCGTTGCTCGATGCCTTTGGTCTATATACGCTAAATGTATATGACATTTCTGATAGATCTTCGGGATTCATTTCGAGTGCTGTGCATGTATATACACCATTAATCGAATGATAATCGCTAGTAACCCTTACTCTATCATAAACACGAATTTTTTGTTTGGTATCATCACCAAAATAATGCATATCTAATGCTTTCACTTTAAACGAATCAAACTCTACCTGACTTAGATTATAATTACAATATCTATCAGCATAGTTTCTTGCTGCTGTAAGAGCTTCACTTTGGTCTGTTAATTCTGGCAAATCAATCATTTGTATACCGATCCCACTACTTCCGATGCCGTTTACAATATAAGGCTTCAGAATAGTTGTTCCTGGATTATCAATATCATCACTTGCTTGAGTAGCCCAATGTTTTGTATTATTCTCATCTGTCCAAACTGGTATAAGACCAGTCATAACATTATCATCGCCGAACTCAGCCTCAATATCAATTAGATTAACTCCGAACTCTACCAATTGAGTATTTATAGTTTCAATATATCCATCTGTAGAAGGATCTGGAAGCCAATCCAAATATGTATGTATGGATCCATTTTCCATTTTTCTATACCTAGAACGTAAATACCCTCCAGATCCATCTATTAACTGACTCATTATAAAATCTCCAACAGTTTGCCCACCGCTTATATCTATTTCTTCAGATGCATAATGTTTAGCAGCCTCAAAAATAGTACCGCAATCTATATCTGGTCTTGTAAGATTCCGGTAAGCCTTTATTGCCATTTTGAATAATTGTTCTGGTGTACCTTCTATTTTATATATATTCGTATTAATAGATGAAGCCGTTAAATTCGGATTGTACATTGGACAATCCAATAAGTTTGACATAATGCCCTCTGCCGACACTCTTTTCTCTCCATCAAAATTCATATTAATGGAATAAATACGTCCATAAAATAATATTTCGCCATCATCTAGATCTTCAACTGAAATATAATGAATATATCTTCTTAAATAAGAATAATAAGTGTGAGAAGGGAGTATAGTAAATTCGAAAGAGCCTGATTTATTTATTTCTAAAGACAGCGAAATATCTTCAATATAGTCACGATCTCCATCTCCACTAATATAGAGTGTATATTTTCTAGAATCTACAGGAACATAAATGTATATTCCTTCTTGCTCTTCAATTCTTTCAAATCGACCTGGTAAATGAAGATATACTGCATAGTGGAACATGTTACTAACCCCCTTCTCTGTTTATTTATTTCGCAAATCTCCCCATTTGAGCGTATCGGTTATAGAGAGACGAGTCGATTTTTGGTGTAACATAGCCAACAAGTTTATTGCCATCCAAATATATTTTCATATTCTTAACATCTGTTCCTAATGCTGTTAACCTACCGTCAATTTTATCAAGAACTCCCTTACTAGCGTAACCGCTATCAATAAGAGCCTGTTTAAGATTTAGAAGTTCGTTAACTTGAGAGCTACTGGCAGATGCAATTGTTTGGGCTGCTTCTGTTGAGAAATCAGCGGTAAGATTTTTAGCCTCGATGTTATATACATAGTTTCCATCTAGCGTTAATCCGTCTTCACCAATTGTAGACATATCTATAACTGGTCTAACTGGCATATCTATTGGATTCTCTTGAGCAATAGCGGCTATTTCTCCGTCGGTTCCGAAAAGGTCTCTAAAGAAATTCCTTATGTAACCATCCTCGCCGAACGCTGAAGATAGAAGTCCACCTTCTCCAGTTAATGAATTGCCAATAGTTGCAAATATACCGTTTTCACCAGTGAATTGAGTAACAATAGTATCTTTTAAAGATGATAACATGCCGCCTTCTCCAAATAATCCGCCTTCGCCATTTAACCAATTACCAATTGATGCGAATACACCGTTTTCATCAGTAAATAGACCGACAAAGTTCTCCTTTATTGCTGAAGGTGAAAACATACCACCCTCACCAAATAATCCGCCTTCTCCAGTTAGCGAACCAATCGTATCTTTTATTAAATCTTCTATTCCTCCACTGAAGTCACCATTGATGGAGCCCCAATTAGTAAGTTCTTCAAGAAGATTTGTGCCACCAGCAAAGCCAGAATTTAACTTAAACATTCTATTCAGTTCACTATCATTATTAATACCGCTACGACCTGTGTAAGGAATATCATACGGATCGTTCGTAGTCTCGCCAAACTTTTTAACAAGTTCGTCACCAACGTTTGACCAATATAAAGCTTCCGTCATCCAATCAGGATCTATGCTTTCTTCGACGATCTTCTTCTGATCCTCACTAAGAACATTATACATGTCACTAAGGCTTTCTACCGAGTCAAGTAGCCGCTCGTTTGCTTCTGTCATCTTATCGGTTGCTAAAGCGGTTTCATCTCCCAATTGTCGCATAGCATCAACTTCATATTGTAACTGCGTATATCCATATTTTCCATCATTATATAGAGAATTATTTATTTGCTGCCATAATTTTAAGCTATCACTATACCCCCAAGTATCACCGGTAGCATTTTCAATACCTAGAACCTCTTCTTTAAAGGCTTTTATAGATTCTTTTACTGCATCTACATTTCCGACATTTTCTTCGGATAAGTATTTTGATTGTACCAATAAATCTTTGACAACTTTCAAATCTCTATCTGTAAATTTCCTATCTTTTCCACCTTTTAGCAGTAATTCTCTAACCGCTCCAAGTGCTCCAAATCCAACATTTTTGAATTGAGTTTCCTTAAAAGCAGAAACAATTGTATCAATTGAATCAGTAGCCATGACATCAACGGCATCGTTAATTAAATATGCATATTTAGTAAATCCGTTAGCCATACCTATGGCACACATCTGAGCAATCCATTCAAACTTACGAGAAGGAGAGTGCACTTCAGTGTCTTCCATAACCTGTCCGATTAAAGATTCATCCATAGTTTTAATAGCTTTCATTATCGGCTCTAATCCTTCTGTTATACCTTCGGCCATACCTTCACACAGATATACACCAAGACTTTTAAATCCAGCATAATAGGCCATTGTATTTTTAATCCCATTTTGAATTACGTTGGACAACGAATTCGTTATAATAGAAAAGTCATCTGTATCACTAGCGTCTATACCAGCGGCTATCGCGATAATGAAATTAGTACCCAACTGTTTCAATTGAGCAAGAACATTTTTAGTTCCCCATCCATCTGGAATTGTAGCGTCTGGTAGTTTAGACAATTCACTAAACATCCCAGTTACTCCTTGGGCAACAGATTCTAGCAAATTACTATAACCTCTATCGCCACCTTCGTACCTGTATACTTTTTCAGCGCTTTCTAGGAACGCGGAAAGCTTATCCATAGCAGCGAATGTTTCAGATAGTGACGAAATATTAAAGTCTTTAGCTGCACCCTGAAATTCGACCATTTTTGTTGCTAATTCTGGTAATCCAGCTGAAAGTGATTCCCATGTAAAGCTGCCAGCTAATAGATCAATCGCGCCACCAGACCTACCCAATGCGGCAGCCCCATAGGCTAATGATCTAATGCCGTCGAATATTTTCAGATCGCTGTCGGTAATCTCAGTATCTCCAAGGGCTTCCTTATATTTACTTAATCCGTCGCCGATTTGTTGTAGACCGTGGCCTAGATTATCCAAACTCTGATCACCAGCTAAGAAGGTCCATAATGAAGCCCCAGTTTCAGGCAAAATATTTTGGATACCGGCGACAAAACTTAAAACCCTATTAGCATTGGTTATCTGTGTAGGAGTAACGTCTTTAGTAGAACTGCAATAATCAGCTATACCATTTCCTAATGTGGTTAATTGACCTGAAAACTTCGTAATTAAAGTCTCGTCAGGTAATGAAGAAGACATACCATCTATATTGACATATGTACTGCTATTTGCAGAGTTTAGATATTTATCTAATTCAGTAACATTGTTTAATACAGTGTTTGCGGCTTTAACTTCATCTGGTTTTATTCCGCCGATCTCATCTTTATATATTCCTAGTGCTCCTGCTAACGCTTCAATACCTGTTGCAAACAAGGAAAGTTTATTATCGCTTTGTAAGTTATTAATGTACCCAATGTCATTTTCAATATTTGAATTCGATAGCTTTTCATATACTCCAGAAACCGTTTCTAATACAGAATTAGCAGTCTTAACTTCTTCTGGATTTAATCCACCAATTTTAGCGCCATAAATTTCAAAAGCATTAGCTAAAGCCGTTATACCAAGCGCTAAACCAGTCGCATCATGCTCTCTTCCCTCAGCATAAGAAGATATTTCTTCTAATATTTCAGGACTTATCGAATTAGCTAGACCAGACATAACTTCCCTTAGCAGGTTCGTATCAATACTGATTCCATCTGTATTAATCGGATTCCCATTTTCATCTAATCCTGCATGAGCTATTGCAGAATAATATAATTGAATTGCGGAACCAAATTCAGTTAAAGTAGTGTTTATTTCATTTGATATGCTAATAGAATTAATTATGCCAGATACTTTTTTGGCATTATTAGCAACATCTATAGCTTTTGGAATTCCATCTGTAACAACACGATTGATACTTCTTGAGTATAATGACAATTCAGATCCTATAGCTACAATGTTAGAATTAGTAGATGTCTTTTTAAATTTGATTTCATTTAAATTGTCAGCAATAGTTCTTGCTCCTGAAATCAATTGTATTGCTCTACGATTTATGTTTCCAGGATTTTCCGGTAATCTAGACATACTTCTACTATAATTACTAAAATACGATCCTATACTAACAAGTTTTATCATTCCAGTAATAGCATCGTCGTAATTCTGCCCAATTATTCCAGATACTATTTCAGAAAGAGTATCTGTGAAAAAGAGCTTAACATTTTTAATATTATCCCAATCTACATATGATATACTTTCGGAAAAAGATTTTAAATCGTTTCCTAATATCCAAAGAGCTTGCGCGGCATTTTGAATACCTATTGCACCAATTGCTAACAAAGCTCCTATACCAACACCCAAACCGACAAAGAACGCTGCTATACCTACTGAGGCGCTCATCATGGTTTTTATATCGATTTTTGTTGTTGTAAGATAAGCAAACAATCCTCCAGCAACAGCAACTATCGCAGCTAAGCCAACCATCGTTGAAACAGCGGTTCCAGTATCAATATCTTTAATCTTGGATAAGCCGTCCATTAATGTATAAATTACTAGTATTAGTCCACCAAATAAAGGTATTAATGGAACAAGCGTTGTGGCGGCTTTTTTAAACTCTATATCTTTAGAAATACTCGACACAACTCCAAACAATACTCCTATTCCAGCAAGTATAGTGATTAATATTGTTTCAGCTCCCCAAAACGCATCATCATTACCATTTTGAGTTATTGTGGATGATATCGTTTTCATCAGTTTCGTTATAGCAGTAGCTATTAAGTTTACACCAACAATTAAGGCACCTATCATAACCACTGCAGAACCAATATGACTCTTTTTAGAGTCAGTACTTCTAGAGAAAGCTGCTATAGCTACTGCAGTAGCACCTAAAACTGCTAAAATAATTCCAACTCCAATAGAGGCTTTTATAATATTCGATTGCTTTGCTGGATCGATACCAGCACTATTAAATAACCTTGTTAGTCTAGCTATTGCTAATACAACAATATATACACCAGCGCATAATCCAACTATGCCTTTAACTGAAGCACTGTTTTCGCCATTCTTTCCTAGGCTAAATCGCGCTGTAATTGCAGACATTGCTACGGCAATGACTCCGAGTATTATAATAATACTTTTTAGCATATCTAGGGACGCTTCAACATTCTCTTTCCCTAAGATATTTATTCCAATAGCCATTAATTGAATAGCACCAACAACGGCTAGAACACCAAGGCATAAATCTGTCACACCATTAACGTTACCTCGGCCTGCACGAAATACAGAAAGAAGAGCATCAATGGCAGCGAGTCCAACAATTATTCCACCAACTAGTAATAATGATCCTAATACTTGACCTCCAGCTAAAAAGTGCTGTATCCCAAGTAAACCAGCCGATAATAAAGCAATTGCAGCTGTTAATCCTAGCACTTCCTTTATGAATACAAATTTACCTCGACCCATATTTAGATATCTATCTACAGCCTGCATTGCAACGATTATTCCTGCCGTAACGCCTATAACCTCTAAATAAGCATTTAGTCCATTGATCACACCTTTGGTATTTTCAAAACTAATTTGAGATAAAAGAGCAATTGAAGCCGATATCATTGCTACTGCTCCGGCAAATTTAAGGGCTGTTGTTCCAAGAGTATCCTTTTTAACGGTTAAGTCTTTTCCAAATGCATTTATAACGAGTCCTATATTTCTAGAAAATTTATTAATACCAGCACCTATTTTATAAATGCCATAAGCAAACAAGCCACTGATTATAGTATCAATATATCCGCTGTCAAGAATTGAACCTGCAAAATTAACAACTGATGAAAATGCACTTTTGATTCCGTTAAGCATACTCTCTAAGAAGCTAGTTTGATCATCAAGATCGTCTATGTTAAATATTTTACGCCATGCATCTCCTATAGGCTGAGCAATCGCTTCCAACCATTCGACAAATGGCTGTATCCTATTCCATAAACGATCGATAATCGTAGTACCTAACTCGCTTTCATCCGGAACAAAAATAGTTGTAAAACTATGCCACACATCTCTTATCTTTTTTATAATATCGTTTGCTATACGTGTAATTATATTTCTTACATTTTCAAAGAAAGACAAGTCGGGATTTATACTGAATAATTCTTTAAACTTATCTATTAAATTTTTAATTACTTCTGTGATCTTATTTGTGAGCTTTAATTGTTTTATATAATTTATGACATCTACAAAGAATTTAATAATCTTATCTTTATTTGATGCCACTATAAAAAATGCAAATGCTCCAACGATTCCTAGTAATGATGCCTTTGCTCCAGCAATTGGGCCTTTAGTTTTTGTTACTGTTGCAATAGCAGCTATTATTGCTAGAATGATTGGTGCTAATTGTAATAGCATTGGTAATATTGTTGGTAAGTTATTTAAAAGTAAATATATAAGATTCATTATTACACCACTCGCTGTGCTTATTGCAGGGCCAGCTATGCCAGATAAGCTTTTAACTAGTCTCGTAAATACTTCGCCAATGATGCTTACAACAGTGCTAAGCGCTTGCCCCGCCATTACAGCAAATGATGAAATCGTACTTAAAAAAATGATTAATCCGGACTGTTCAGATTCTTGGCCATCAAATAATCCAAATAAAGATCCTACGGTATCAACTATAGTCCATACAACACTTTTAACTGTTCTAACAATAGTATCAGCTATAGTAAAAATAGTTCCTAAAATAGCCTCACCTATCGCAATAACAGGACCTAATATAGTATTTTCTTTAAGATAGTTAATTAAAAAAGCAAAGAAATTTCCAAAAGTGTTCCTACGATTTGTTGCTCTAAGAGCATAAGCATATTCATTAATGAAATCGTGTAAATATCCCGTTACAATTTCAATAATGTTTGCCAAAGGCTCAAACGCCATAGTTATACTGTCTACAAATTGCGATATATATCCTCCATTTTGAATATCGTCGGAAAGATTTTTAAACATCATTCCGAACATTGCACCAAAGCGACCTAAAAGATCGATAACTGGGCTAAATATTGAAATAAAGCCAACAGCAATGTCCCATCCGCCTTTTAATATATTAACTACAATTTTAAGAGCTCCGCATATGCCATTTACTATTTCTAGAATGTGAGCCATACCTTTGGAGACAAAATCAGTTTGAGCTACAACTTCTTTTGTAACTTCTATCGTCTCAACGAATGTACCTTTGGTAATAGCTGCTTTTCGTGTTGCTTCATCCCATTCGCCAGTAACATTGACATGGAGGTCTTTCTGCAGTTTTTCTATAACTCTTTTAACGTTTTTATTATAAATTCCCCAGTCGTCACTTTCCTCTGATAGATTAATGCCATACCCAGCTTTCTTTAGGGCAGACATTAACTGCTCTACTTCTTCACCTTTATCACCGATTTTTAAAGTTTTGGTAAGCTGCTCGGCATAATCAACCGTTTCTTCAAAAGTTTCTTCGACTTCATCCCAACGATTTATTGCGAACATATCTCTAAAAGCTCTAGTGCCTTCTTTTACTTTCTTAGTAAGCTCTACTAAATGCTCAGAAGTTTCAGGAGGAAATACTTGTTGTATAGCTTCTCTTATACCGAGAACTACATTCTCGAATGTTCTCCAAACGTTGGTTATAGATTCTATTAGATCTTGATATCCTCCGAAATCATGCCAGCCTTCAAGAATCCGATTCCTCGACTCGGAAAAAATGCCAGCAAACTCTTGCATCCACGTAGCAAGATCAGTCCAGAATACACGAGCTTCATCCAGATTACCAAATATATGCTGGAGAGTCTGCATCCATCCTGAACTAACCGAGTCCTTAACTGCCTCAATGGCGTCAGTGAAAGTCAACGCGTTCTGAGCAGCATGATATGCATCCAAGCCAAACTGTGTAGTTTGATCACCATATTTTCTAAGAGTTTCGGTTAATACTTCGGCATCTAACCAACCGTATTTAAGCGTTTCTCTAAATGTCTGATAATCAACTTTCTTACTTTTTTTCTTACCTGCTGATATAAGACCGGCACCTTCACCAGCGTCTGCTAATTTTCCAAGAGCTTTGGCTGTATCTATGGCAGTCTCTTTAAACTCTTTTGTAGCCATGTTTGCATTTTCTATAGACATCCAGTCACGGATCATCATAGAACCTGCGCCCATAGCCTGAGAAATATTATACATTGCCCTATTGGCCATTTGCTTATCAGCACCAGATTTGGCAGCCCAGTTAGCAATACCCTCCATTGCTTCTTCGGCAGTTTCCAATTCTATGCCAACAGATGTAAATTTACCAATACTAGATGCCATCTGCGCAAAATCATAAGAAGTCTCATCTGTATAATGCATTAATTTAGATAATACGTCTTCAACTTCTCTTACTGATTTACCAGTAGCATTAGTTATAGTTTGAACTGATTTAGTTTCAAGTTCATATTTTGCTTTACCAGCAAGCATATCATTAAAGCCTGTAAGCATTCCAGCTAATTGTTTTCCGGTGCTTACTGCTTTATTTGCAATGCTATCTAAGGTCTTCTGTGCTATTTTTCCGAGAGGTGTAAAGGCATTTGATATACGATTGACACCATTTTCTAAAGAATCTAGATTTAAGTTTGATACGATTTTATCTAAATTAATTAAACTTTTAGATGCTTCTTCAAGTTTTAATTTGTCTTTTAATTTATCGAGAGTTTTTAAGCTTTCAGATACACCTTTCTCAAACTGTTTGTTGTCAAATCTCATTTGTACAACTCTTTCATCAATGTCTGGCATCTCTCGTCACCTCCTCCCAAAGTTCCTTCCCAAGCGTATCGAATAACGGTTTAAGCGCTGGGTTTATATAATCTATTCCTTGCACAAAATATCCTTGTGGAGTGCCATGCCCATATTGTATAAGCACGGCAATGTTTAAGCCGTCGTTTATATTTGAGTTATTCCATGATAAACTAACTCCACTTTTTGTTTTTTCTATAGAATAACTCCACGACTCGGATGTTTTACCAGTTTTTTTAGGAGTAGCATTTTTTAATAATTGGACCCCTATCTCTCCATATTTTTTGAGTCCGTTTAAATAGTTTCCATTACCGGCTGCAGTAAGAAACGCAGTAGTTTTCTTAAAGTCACCTTTATGCTTGAAAGTAATCATTAAACATCATCCTTTTGATTTAAATCTTGCTTTATTTGCTGCATTTAGTGCTTTATTATTCGCGTAAATATCGCTACGTTTCATTTTTTGGCCGGCATTTTCTTTTATCTCACAAATTCTTATTAAAGTCATCAGCCTATTAAAGTGCCATTTTTCGCATTCCATTGGAATCCCAAATTTAGTCATCCAATAATATACAAGTTCTGACGTAACGGTTTCTTTTTTACCACTCTTCCCACCACTCCTTCTATTTCTAAAAGTGGTGGCGGTCATTGGGTCATCAATATACTCTTTGACTTTCGTAAATACTAATCTTGGAAGAGCCTTATAAAAGTAAGGATCCGATTGCGTATTTATTGTCATGCAACGAATATAATCGGCCGACTCTTCATAAGTTCTTTTATCGTCTTTTCCTAAAAAAGGCTTTTTCCATTTAGATTCCCATTTTGAAATTGATAGAAGAGAATGCTCCAACTGCAGTACTCGTTTTTGGCAAACAATGAATTCTTGAGTTTTCTCGTCGAACCATTCTCTTTCAGGTATTTCCAGTTGGAGCATATTTTCACCTCATATTGTTAGTTCAGAGGAACGATATCAGCACTCTGAGGAAGAACGCCCTCCATGAACTTAGTCGCATATTCAGCGTCAGTCGCAAGCTTCATAAACAATTGATTATAAGCTTCCGTAGACTTAAACTTTTCATAAATTTCATCGGACTTCCTGAAATATTTACCATCAGCGCTCTTTTCGCCATAAGCCTTCAGAACAATCTCCTCGAAAAGCTTAATAATCCTTACACTATCCTGTTCCGAGATAATCTTTTCAATAGTATTTTTAAGTCCGCCACTAGTACCCAATTCAAGCTTCATGCATTCTGCTTGATTTAAATTGAAATAAAATTTTTCCTCGCGATCGTTACCATCGTAATCCCTATATTTAATAGTTTCGCAAATCATTGTCGTTCCTCCTAATAATAAAAGTCTAGGGCGATCGATAGATGACCGCCCTATATATTGTGATATTAAATTAAGTCAAGCTGCCGTCAGTCATAACCTTGATAACCTGATCAGGGGTAAGCATACGAGCGGTGGTACCTTCGCTGCTGCCTTCACCATCGGTGCCATACAAGAGACTCTCAAGAACTTCGAGATGATCAAGCTCAGTACTAGTCATTCGAGTGGTATCGATTTCCATAGAGCAAGTCGACTTATAGCCAGTGACAGCAACGGAAGTGGTGTCGCATTCCCAGCTCATGGTTTCAGCATCAGGGCTATCGTTGATCGTATCATAAGAACGGTCAGACGGAGAAGCCGTAGCATTCCAAATCAGATGAAGCTTATAACCGGCATTCGCATCCGTCATGGTGTCACTACCTACTTCAGACCTAAAGCAGATACCAAAAGCCTGGCGAGGCTGCTGGCCAATGTAAACGCCCTTAACACCTTCAGGCGAATAGGAGCCATCGCAGCGAGACCATTCGTCCGGGAACGTATAAGCTTCAATTGTGAAGCCAAGCGTCTCGGCAGAACGAAGCACTGCATACTTAATATTATCGGCATACAGTTCGTTCGGCTCAGCACCATCGGGGCTCAAGCTAATATTGGTAACACCACTCCAGGCTACACCATTGGCGTAAGTTCCGTCTGTATTTTGAGGATACAGGACAGTTTTACTTACACCAGTTTCGTAAAACCTTTTACCAGTCTGATCCCAAATCAACTTAGACATAATATTTATCCTCCTTTAAAAATAGATAGTATATGAATAGTGATGTAGATTATCAGAAGA